ATGTATCAGGAGGAACTTTCACAACACCCGGTATTGAGTGCGGTGGTGGAACTGGTGCTGGGACATTAACTGTTTCTGGAACAGGAACAATCAATACGGGTAGCCTTATTCTAAATCGCGGAAGCGGGGCTGGTGTATCTGCTGTATTGAATGTAAATGGAGGAACACTGACAACTACCGGCATAACGCATGTTACTACCGCTAGACCAGCAACCATAAATTTCAACGGTGGAGCATTTACAAGTCTTAATACAATGACGATACCTTCAACAGTATCGTGCATTGTTAAGTCTGGTGGCGCTATTCTTAATCCTTCTGCTGGTCAGCTTAACATTCCGAGTGCGCTTACTACTGACGGGACAGGAGGAGGGCTAGTTAAACAAGGAGTGGGCAGCGTTTCTCTTACTGGAGTGAACACATACACTGGGTCAACATCAACCCTTACTGGAAACCTTATCGTTTCTTCAGCTTCGTTCCAAGTGAATACGGGAAACAAGTGTAACCAAGTTACATTCACGAATACATCTGTTACTGCGAACTTCACAATCGCTCCGACAATCGGTGACACATTCAAGTTCTTTATCGGTTCAACAGTTCAGACTGGACTATCTGTAACGCTTACAGGAACAGGCGTTGCTGGTCGCTCTGGAACATACGACTCGGCTACATCAACTCTAACGATTACCTGAAATAATTATTGAATATTGTTAAACAATTAAATTATGTTCGCTTAAATGAATTTCGATCCTCAGTCAGCCCCACATCATCCCGGTATTATGGGTTCCGCAACAAGCCTTCTAGCAGTTATCGTGTCAGTCCTGCCTCATGTTGAGCAGTGGCTACGGATTACATCTCTTGCTTTCGGCACTATTGCAGCGATAGTTTCTATTATTGTAATGATTGAGAAACGCAGTAACGACAAAGATAAAAAATGAAAACACTACTTGTTAAAGCCATCTCCGCTATTACCGGAGCATCTAAATCAGTTATCGAGTTCATCATTCCGATCCTCCGCGACTCGGCCAGTTCCCTACTAAAAGAACTGCTTCCTATTGCATTGGAAGTTGTATCCTCACTGCTCACTTCGGATAAGAGCGGCGACGAGAAGCGTAAGATTGCCGTGGATAAGATTAAAGACGCAGCAACCCGCGAGGGGATCAACGCATCTAACCGCGCAGTCAACCTCGCTATCGAGCTTGCTCTTGCAAAGCTGACCGATAAATGAACGACGAGAAGGCATGGTGGCAGAGCAGGACGATTATCGGAATCGTCGTTATGCTACTTGCTCAAGTCTTGAAGTGGCTTAATGTTGATATAGTCAACGAGGAGTTGACCGACATCGTTACTCTGACAATGGAGAGCATTGGTGCGGCATTAGCTATTTACGGACGCGTAAAGGCCCGTAAAACGATTCGCAGGACTAAACCGGGTGGTCAGTTCAATCCGAACGCAGAAGTGCGTAAAGCCAAGCCTGTGCGAAGCAAGCTGCTCGGTCTGTTTGTTCTTCTTCTTTCATTCAACTGCTACGCTCAAGCCTACCCATCGCATGTGTGGTATGAGAACCCTATCAGAGTAACGCCAATCGTTGATGACAGGCACTTTCTAATTCGCTTGCTGGACAGCTTGTGGATCAGCGTTAGCGTTCTTCCAATCAAGGGTGAGATTAAGGGTTCGGCTGATTTCTGATATGGCTACCGAGGCAGAACGGCTAGAGATGGGTGACTTCATTCTGAAGTCCGAGGCTCGTAAGGATAAGCTCGGCAGACTTAAAGTTTATCCGCTACCTAAAGCTGACGGTGGCGGAACATTTGAAGTTGCAGGCATCAACGATAGATACCATCCCAAGGCTGCAACGCATCTCAAGAATCTTATAGACAGTAACCGCCATTCCCAAGCAGAGAGCTTCGCCAAGAAGTATCTTGTTGAATACACCGATGTCGTTAAGAACTGGACTGAACTGGCTCCGCTAGAAGCATTCCTCCGTGATGCTGCATTTAACAGAGGACCGAAAGGCGCCTTGCGAATCTTGCAGATTGCGTTGGGTATTGCTGATGACGGGAAGTTTGGACCTGTAACAAAGACAACTCTAGCTAAAGCGGCAAAGAATGCGGCATCACTTCTTGACAACCTGCGTAGTGCTAGGGAAACATACGAGATTCGTGTTGCTCCACCCGTTGGAGCCAGAGCAAAGTTTTGGGCTGGCTTGCAGAACAGATGGAACAATGCGTTAGAATTCAGTAAGAAGTTTATAGTTTAACAATAGAAACAAAATATATGGACCTAGAAAATAAAGCCCTGAAAGAAGCATTCAAGAAAAAGTATGCCGGGGTAAAAACTGATGAAGAAGACCTGAAGCGTTTCGCTAAAAAGTATTATGGCGAGCAGCCAGAAAGCATCTATAAAGAACCTTCATTGCTTGAGAAAGCAAAGCGCACAGTAAATGGGGCTATTGATGTCAATGTTGGCCGCGCTAAAAGCGACTACGGCAGGATGCAGCGTGGATACCGCGAGCTTGAGAAGGGTTTCTAATCCTGCATGACCAGCAAAGAATACAAGCTGTTAATCCTAGCGATGCTGTCTATGTCAGTATCGCTAACTGCACTTTACATGATTGCGAAGCTAGCCTTTTATGAGTGATACCGAAGCGTTGATTAAAGAGAACAAGAAGCTGAAAGAGATACTGAGGCAGTGCTTGAAGGCGCGGCAGATTAACCATGTGCGGCAGATCATTAGAGAGGCATTAAGCAATGAGCGAGGAAGAGATTGAAGGACTTGTAGAAGCTGGAAATATCGACCTATTCAATAGGCCCGTTGTCAAGAATCCTGATGGCAGTATCAGCACGGTTAGATCAATGAGCTTTGATACAGACAGGGGAACAGTCCTAGTTCCAACTATTGCTGATGACGGGACAACAATGAATCCAAAGGATGCCATTGCTTACGCTATGAAGAATAAGAAGCATCTCGGCATCTTTAAGGATAGAATGGCTGCTGACAAATACGCCGAGTCACTTCACAATCAACAAGCGGAATTTTACAAGGAAAAACCAAAGGCAAATACTCTTCCATACGAAGAGCGTGTTCCGTATGAAGGTGAAGACAAGTTTTTCAAGTCAAGACCAGAGGTTGCAGGGATGGCTGCTGAAGATGACAAGATTGTAATGAACCCGTATAGCAATCTTAACAAGCAACAGCAAGATGCTGTAAGGAGAAATGAAGCATACAGGATATACATGCGTCAGAATAAAATTGCTCCAGACTTTGATGTGAGTGAGGACCAAGCTAAGTTTTTTGAGAATACTGAATACGCTAGAAATCCTGAAGCAATGAGGCAGACAATAGCTGCTAGAATTTTGACCGGAGACAGAAGCGTTACTCCAACTGATAAGCAAATACAATGGGCGAAAGCCTTACAAAAGAAAGCCGGGTTCTAATATGTCACTACCTGAAAGAGTAAAAGCACAGATGAAGAAGCTCGGAATTTCGGCTGTTAATACTCCGAAGAAAACGCCCTCTCATAAAACGAAGAGCCACGCTGTTATGGCGTCTGAAAATGGAAAGTATGAATTGATTCGATTCGGGCAACAAGGTGTGTCTGGATCGCCAAAGCGTGAGGGTGAATCTGAAGCCGACAGGAAGAGGCGAGCGGCATTTAAGGCAAGGCATCAACGCAATATTTCTAAAGGGAAAATGTCTGCCGCGCATTGGGCGTCTGTGACCAAGTGGTAGCAATTTAGCTACTTACACAGGCATATAAAAATATCTTTTGACTTCTTAAAAGAATCTGCCATTCTAATACCGTGCGATTCAAACGGCTAACAGTCCGAATCAGTGATGAGCCTTGGAAGATTATCTTCAAAAAGCCAACTGAAGACGACTATATCGGTGTTGAAGATGACGACATCGGCCTTTGTGTCGCTGAAGACCGCAAGATATTTGTTGAGCCTGATCCAGACAGCGTTCTTTCTACTGCGCTTCACGAAGTCCTCCATGCTGTATTCCCACAGTTAAGCGAGGATGCCGTGATTGATGGCGAGGCTGCACTGATGGACCTGCTAAACAAGTTTCCGCAAGAACTATTACACACAAATGACACTTCCAGAACCCGGTAGCTGGTGGACCTTTCGCGGCAACGAACAAGGCTGCGGTAAAGACCAGCAAGTAATAATGGCAAGTCCAGAAGAGACGATAGCGTGGGGTCATGGCTTTAGTTGGCTAGGCTCCACGGATATGTTCCTCAAAGTATTCACACTAACTGATCACAAACAGCACCCAGAGATCAAATGAGTTTACGCTACGAACAACAATACTCGCTGTGGAAGACTCGTAAATTCCTCCGTGATTTACTCCATCACACTACTAGGCCCAAGACCGTGACTGAGATTTCAGACCGAGCCTATAGCTGCCTGCGCCACTTTCCACATTTAGACGAGACCGGCAAACCAATCTTCAGCCAAGACGATTTTGAATGCCCAAAGATACCCAATGAAAGCTAAAACTAGCGAGCGGTTCCAGCCGTTCAACATCACAAAGAAATGGAAGAAGTGGATGGCGGTATCCTGCTCTCACGGGGATCACATCGACCCAGAAGCTAGGGACGCTGTGCTTTCGTTCCAATCCCGCTTTCGCCCTGACACGACCATTCATCTCGGAGACTTCGTGGACATGGCGGCTGCTCGTGGTGGTGCTATGTCAGACCCTAATGCCGCTGATCGCGCTGCCTCTGTAGCTGAAGACCTCGCTGCTGGTGTCGATTTTTTACAGGAGCTTCGGCCACAGCATATCCTTTACGGAAATCACGAGGATAGATTGTTTAAGCTAGCGCATTCTCCTAACGCTCTCGCTGCACACGCTGCTACTATCGTTATCCAAGAGATCGAGGCTACGGCAAAGAAGCTCAAGGCTCGCACCTACGAATACGACATTCGCTCACACTACACTCTCGGTGGTCATAAGTTCTTGCACGGCTACATGTTCAACATGTCTGCCATCAGAGATCATGCGGAGACATTTGGCAACTGTATCATGGGGCATCTACACCGAGTTGGGCAGGAACCGGGAAGGACTCTGCAATCCGCTACCGCTTACTGCGTTGGAATGCTGATGAAGTTTGACGCTTCCTATGCGAAGACACGCCGCGCTACTTTAGCTTGGAGCCAAGGCTTTGGCTACGGCTACTACACAGACACACAAATAACCGTAAACCTATGCGAAAGAAAACCAAACAATCCTTGGATGTTGCCTCTGTAGCTGGAGCTTGGCAGGCATTCTTCGATGGAAACAAAATAGATGATGACGAGTCATTGCGTAAAGCAGGGTGGCTTGACATCTATACTGTTGCCAAAAAAGTAAACCTGTCGTCATGCACTCTCGGCAGGAACTCAGACAAATACGGCTTGATTACAAAGCTATTTAGAGTGTATCGCGGCGGTAAGGTTCGTCAGGTTAGGTATTGCAAACCTAAATAAGAAGGGGGCTTGCGCCCCCCTCTTAACCTATGAACTAATGAACACACAAAAACACCGAACCAAAAGCTCGGCGTGTCGCAATATAACTATTGTTTAACCGTAGTCAATTTGTTTTCAGCGTAAACCGCTACAGCTAGTGCTGACCAAGTGTGTGACTTTAGCCCATATGTCGGACCTTTATCTTCCTTAGTTCCCTGTGGTCCTACAAGGTTCAGCAATGCCTGTCGGATGTCCTTGTCCTTTGATCGCATCGTGCGACACAAATACATCTTAATGTCCTTCCTGTAGCACAAGAGCGTGTCAGTCCTAGCCACCTCTTCAAATCTTCCAACCCATCGGCAGGTATCAAATACACTGGCGCCTACCGCCATGCCGTAGCTGGCTACCATTTCGCAGGCTACGATGTCGTATTCCCTACCAATCAGCAGTTGACGCATCTCGTAATTATTAAGATGTCCGTGGTCTATAACCTTTCCATCCCACTGCACGAATGCTGAGTCTGTAGGGCCGGGGTCTATTGCGAATATAGTCATATCAAGTATCCATTTTCTCT